ATTAGTCATTTCAACATCGTAATAAGATGGAGAACCATACGAACCACTGCTGTTTGGGTTACAGACCCTACTGGCCTCAAAAAGTTGTACTCTCAAACAATACGGATTATCAGGCACCGGCCTGCGATACTTGATCGCTGCCCATCCGTCACCATCTACAAGATAGCTCATATATGCAATATCCTGCATATCAAAAAAGTTATTTTTTCGATACAAATCACAGGCCGTGCTGTTTGCCCAAAGGTTAAATTCACGAAACGCCTGACGCTGCCACTCTTTAGCTTCCTCTGCAGTCAATCCCAGCAACCTATAATCTATTTTAGGCGAAACTTTAAGACCAGCGCCTATAACATTGCTGCGCGAAGTATTAATAGCACTTGAACCAAGCGGAGAGTTACATACTAAATCTGCACTGCGGTTTCGTAAAGTTACCAAATTTACATCGACATCTGCTTTAGTACTGGATTTCAAGGGATTATAGCCACGTAAAGTACTTCGTGTCCTACTGGCGCCGCCTTCTGAATAGCCGCTGTTCACTATTATTATTTTTTTATTATTTTCATTTCCCTCAGTAGGATGCCTGGCCTTAGCCGGTATTACTTTTTTACGTTTCACCATCATCTATCCTCCTTTTGGATATAGAAAAAGCGCCCTTAAAATTAAGGACGCTTTAGTTAGCGATTATCTACCATTTACTCTCGATAATATTAAGTTTTATTCTCGTAAGCCCAAAAACTTCATGATTAACATTCATACCTACCCGCTCCAAGGTTTCTTTTAAACCATTATGCAATGCTTCAGTATTATATGCGTAATATTCGGTAAGCAGTACATCTAAAGCAGTCATTTGCTTTCTGATTTTTTCAATAGCTTTCTTAACCTGTTCATTTTTAGGCGCATCTACTACCATTTTCTTTGCCCATATCGATTTTTCAGGCTCAACTGGGATTGGTTTGGGCTTTTCAATAATAAATATCGACTTACAAC